TTTACTACTGTATGAGCATCGGTGCTACTAGAATGGAACAAGCAAAAGTTCTTGGTATAGTATGTCAAGAAGCATAATAGGAGAAATATAATGGCTACAGTTTATTCAATACAGAAAACTAAGTGGGACCAAAATGTTCCTTCACAAAAAATAGATACTACTGAACTAGCGGGTAGAGTAAGAGTTGCTCATGCAGAATATGAAGCAGCTTCTCTAGCATCTGGTGATGTTATCCAAATGTTTAATTTACCAAATGGTGCAAGAATCATTTCTGGTAGATTAGCACATGATGGATTAGGTGGTTCTGCTACTTTATCAGTAGGTTATGCTGCACACACAAATGCAGCAGGTACTGCTGTAAGTGCTGCCGCTGCTGCGTATAGAGCTGCTGCTACTGCTGTAAATGCAGGTGCTGCAAATGCTGCAAATACTATTGCATTAGGCGAAAACTCTATTGTAGATGCTAACAAGGATGGACTTCCTGTTACAGCTACTTTGGGTGGAAGTGCAGGTACTGGTACTATTCAATTAACTATGATGTACGTTGTAGATTAATAAAATAAAATTTTAGGCGGTGGAAGCGAGAGTGGAAACCGCCTAGAGTGCTAACAGTAAAAACATAACAGGAGAAACATGAGCTTATATAGAAATATAAATAAAAGAAAGAAAGCAGGCACTAGCAGACCTAAAAGCAAATCTACTATATCTAAATCAGCGTATGCAAATATGAAAGCTGGCTTCCCTAAAAAGAAAAAGAAAGCTAAAAAGAAATAGTGGTAGCAAAGAAGAAAGTAAATCTATCTGTTGGTAGAGGTGAAAAACGCTCTGTTAAACAGGGTGCAGGACTAACAGCAAAAGGTAGAGCAAAATATAATCGTGCAACTGGCAGCAAGTTAAAAGCCCCAGTCACAGGTAAAGTTAAAGCAGGTAGTAAGGCAGCAAAAAGAAGAAAGTCTTTCTGTGCCAGAAGCAAGAGCTGGACAGGTGAACGCGGCAAGGCAGCACGAGCCAGATGGAAGTGTTAGACAAAGCAGCAAGAAATAAGATAGCCAGTAAAATCTGGAGGGCTAATAACCCCGACAAGATACGCAGCAAGAATTACAAAGATAGATACGGCATTACATTAGATGATTACAATGCCATGCTAAAAAAACAAAAACATAGATGTTATTTATGTGGCAGCCACAATGATGACACCAAGTTATATGTAGACCACTGCCATACAAAAAAGACAGTAAGAAAGTTATTATGTCAATACTGTAATACTGGATTAGGTCAGTTTAGAGACAATATAAAAGTAATGAAGAAAGCAGTGGAGTATTTAAAACAATTTAAATAGGGTAACGACCTCGTAAGAGAGTTACAATAAGATGGCAAAACAAATAACAACAGGCTATAAGCCAAGAGCCCCACAAAAAGAAATACATGAAATGGTTAAAGGTAATCGTTTTAGTGTTGTGGTTGCTCATAGACGAATGGGTAAAACAGTTTGTGCTATTAACCAACTGATACATAGTGCACTCAACTGTGATAAACCTAATCCTAGATTTGCTTATGTAGCACCAACATACAATCAAGCTAAAAGAATTGCATGGGACTACCTGCTAGAATATACAAGACCATTAGAAGCTAAAGCCAACATTGCTGAACTGCGTGTAGACTTTATGGGCAGAAGGATAAACTTGTATGGGGCAGATAACCCTGACAGTCTGCGTGGAATCTACCTAGATGGGTGCGTTCTTGATGAAATTGGGAACATTAATCCTACACTATTCACAGAGATTGTCAGACCTGCACTAGCAGACCGACTCGGCTACTGCGTAGCAATGGGTACACCGAAAGGACAGAATCACTTTAAAGACTTGAGAGATAGAGGGTCAAGAAGTGAGGGTTGGGAATTATTAGAATTTAAATCTTCTGAAACAGGTATTGTTGATAAGAATGAGTTACTCGCTGCTAAAGCAGAGATGGGTGATGATAAGTATGCTCAAGAATTTGAGTGTAGTTTTAACGCTCCAGTAGAAGGTGCTTACTATTCCTCTATCATTAATGATATAGAAGAACAAAATCATATTATAGATATTCCTAAAGACGAACTAGCAAGGACATATACTGGCTGGGATTTAGGTATGTCAGACTCTACTAGCATTTGGGTAGCACAGGTAGTTAATAAAGAAATAAGACTCATAGATTTTGTAGAAAATCATGGTGTAGGTCTTGATTACTATGTAAATTGGCTGCGAGAACATGACTATATGTACGCAACACACATACTACCTCATGATGTCGCTGTAAGAGAATTAGGCACAGGCAAATCAAGAAAAGAGATGTTAGAAGAAGCAGGTTTAAACATTACAGTTGCAACCAAGCTATCAGTAATGGATGGCATTGCCGCAGCAAGAAAAATATTACCACGCTGCTGGTTTGATAAAGATAAAACAAAACAAGGATTAGATGCAATACGGAACTATCGTAGAGTATTTGATGAAAAAAGAAATGTATTTCATGACAGACCTTTCCATGATTGGGCATCACACGCATCTGATGCGTTTAGATACCTAGCAGTTGGTATGGATGAGTCCCCTATGGAAGCATGGACAAAACCACTAGAGATAAACACTTCATGGATAGTATAAATGGCATACGATAAAGAAAATATGAATAGCAAGGAAGATAATGTAGAACTTGCTAACCTAATAGATTCGCATATTAACGACTCATTAGGTTTTATAGAGACTGAAACATCTCAAGACAGACAGACAGCACTAGAGTATTATTTGCGTGAACCTTATGGTAACGAAGTAGAAGGTCGCTCACAAATAGTAACAGGTGAAGTGGCTGAAGTAGTAGATGGTGCACTGCCACAAATTATGAAAGTCTTTACTAGCAGTAATAAAGCTGTAGAGTTTGAGCCAGTTAATGAAGGTGATGGTGCTCTAGCAGAACAAATGACTGCCTATGCTAATCACATATTCTATAAAGACAACAATGGCTTTGAAATCATGCACGACTGGTTTAAAGATGCACTGTTGCAAAAAGTAGGTGTTGTAAAAGCCTATTGGAATGATAAGAAGAATACCACAACAGAAAAGTATCAGAATCTGACAGAAGATGAATTAACAATGATTATGCAAGACGAGGAAGTAGAAATCGTTGAGCAAGAAGAAGTAGAAGAAGTTATAGAACAAGACCCACAACCAGCAGTAGACCAAATGGGTCAGCCTATAATGGATTCAATGGGTATGCCAATGATGATGGAGACACCTCCAATCATTAATGTTTACTACAATGTAAAATGCAAACGCACAAAAGATTACTCTAAAATTAAGATAGAGAATGTAGCTCCAGAAGAATTTTTAATTGATAAAAGAGCAACAACAATAGAAGATTCTGACTTTGTTGCACAAAGAAGTTTAGTAACTCGTTCAGATTTAGTAGCAATGGGGTATGACCCAAAAGTTGTTGAAACATTACCTATGGGTGATACATTAGATTTCACACCAGAGAGGGTAGCAAGATATGGTGCAGGTGAGCAACCTTTTAATACTAATGACTCTAATGATGAATCAATGGAATTGGTTGAGTATTACGAGTGTTATGTAAAAACAGATTTAGATAAAGATGGTATAGCAGAGCTTCACAGAGTTTGCTACGCAGGCAATGAAGTGTTGATGAGTGAGGAATGTGATTATGTTCCTTTTCATAGTATCTGCCCTATTCCAATTCCACACAAATTCTTTGGACAATCTTTAGCAGACAGAGCAATAGACCTACAGTTAATTAAGTCTACAGTTACCCGACAAATGCTAGACAACTTATACTTAACTAACAACTATCGTGTAGGTGCAGTAGAAGGACAGGTTAATCTTGATGACTTACTAACATCTACCGCAGGTGGAGTTATTCGTATTAAGAATCCTAATGCGTTAGTACCTATGACAGTGCAATCTAGTGCAGCACAATCATTTCCAATGTTGGAATACCTAGATGGTATTCAAGCAAAACGAAGTGGTGTGTCAGATGCACAACAAGGTCTTGACCCTAACCTTCTACAAAATGTAACAGCTACAGCAGTCAGTGCTATGACATCTGCATCACAAGGTAAGCTAGAACTTATAGCTCGTGTATTTGCAGACACAGGTGTAAGTACATTATTCAAAGGTATTATGGCATTGGTATGTAAATATCAAGACAAAGAAAGAATTATTAAAATTAACAACTCTTTTGTTCCTATGAATCCTAGAGAATGGGACACAGAATATAACATTACTGTTAATGTTGGATTAGGTACAGGCGGTAAACAAGAACAACTAGCAACTATGCAAATGATTCTTGCTAAACAAGAAGAAGTTATTAAAGGATATGGTTTAAACAACCCGTTAGTTAATATTAAGCAATACAGAGATACGCTTGCAAGATTTGTAAATATGGCAGGGTTTAAAGACGACAGTCAGTTCTTGATGGAGATATCAGAAGAACAAGCTATGCAAATGGCTCAAGCTGCTGCCGAAGCTCCTAAAGAAGAAGATAGCAATACTAAAGCAGCAATGATTCTTGCAGAAGTAGAAAGAGAAAAAGCACAGATGAAGATGCAAGAGCAAATGGCTAAACTAGAATTAGAGAAGCAGCAAACAGAACTTAAAATGCAAAAAGAAATGCTAGAACTTCAACAAGAAAAAATGGAGTTTGAAAAAGAAATGGCATTGCGTGAGTTAGAGCTTGCACAAAAGACAGCTAACGACAAACAAAAAACAGATATAAATAAAACTACAGAAATTATAAACTCTTTAGAAAAAATACAAAATATAACAACACCTAAACTATGACCAAATCAGAAGCATTTAGAAATCTTCTACAAAGTCAAGAACTACATGACGAAGTAGAAATGATGAAAAAAGAATTAATGGATTTAATTGTTAATTCTGATGATGATGAACCAAGCGTAAGAGAAGCAGCATATATCAGGATTAAAGTTATTAACGAACTCATGGCTCGTTTTGAATCTATATCAAAAGATGATGAGATTAAAGACAAGGCATGGAAAATAATATAGGCATTTAGCCTGTATGGGAAAGCCACACCGAGATGGCACAAGGAAAGAAAAATGAGTGATGACACCATGACTTCCGATACAACGGAAAGTGGAAATCTAACAGTAACAGATGCAGCTTCAGCTATTGAAGGTATGTTATCTGCACCAGAGGACTCCACAGAGGAACAACCAGAAGTTGTAGAAGAACAAACCGAAGAAGTAGTAGAAGTAGAGGAAACAGAAGTAGAAGCTGAACCAGAGGTGGAAGAAGAAGTAGAAGCCGAAGAAGAAGTAGAAGCTGAAGAAGAATCCGAAGTTGAAGAACCTGAAGAAGTTGAGGAAGAACAAACTTTCACCATTAAAGCTAGTGGAGAAGAAAAAGAAGTTACCCTTGATGAGCTAAAGAAATCTTATCAACTTGGCACTGATTATACTAAAAAGACTCAAGAAGTAGCTGAACAGCGTAAAGTCATAGAGCAAGAAGCTAAAGCTATTATTGAAGCTAGACAAGTTAGAGATAACTATTCACAAAAATTGCAAGCAATAGAACAATTCTTAACTGGAACTAATGACAATCCAGAAGAATTAGCTGCAATGAAAGAGAACGACCCAGTAGGATATGCAGTTAAGGTCGCAGAAATGACCGAAAAAAAAGAACAATTACAAACAGTGCAGGCTGAAAGGATGCGAATTGCTCAAGAGCAAAAAACGCAAAATGATGCTCAAATGCAAAAGTTTGTAGAACAAGAACAAATAAAACTAGCAGAATCCTTACCAGAGTTTTCAGACAAAACGAAAGGCGAACAAGTCAGAAACGACATTCGTAGCTACGGCAAAAAGGTTGGTTTCACAGACGAGGAATTATCTCAAGTCTATGACTCTCGCCATGTATTGGTATTACATAAAGCAGCACAATACGACAAATTAATGGCAGGTAAAGCTGGTGTTAAGAAAAAAGTCGCTAAAGCACCAAAGACTGTAAAGTCTGGAGCTAAAGTGAAGCAGAATGTAACCGACATACAAAAGAAACAACTTAAAAAGCTACAGCAAACTGGTTCAGCCAGAGATGCCGCAGCTATATTTGAAAACTTTATTTAAGGAAAAACAATGGCAGAATTTAGAACTTATACAGCGATTGGTCAAAGAGAAGATTTAAGCAATACTATCTTCAACATTGCACCAACCGAAACACCAGTAGTTTCATCTATTGGTAAAACAAAGGCAACAGCAACATATCATGAATGGCAAACTGATGACCTAGCAGCAGCTAGTGCAGGAGGCTTAATTGAAGGTGCTGATGCTTCAGGTGCTTCTGATACTCCTACAACTCGTGTAGGTAACAGAACACAAATTCAAGGTAAAACAGTACATATCTCTGGAACTCTTGATGCAGTTGATAAAGCTGGTCGTAAAACAGAAACAGCTTACCAACTAGCTAAAGCAGGACAAGAACTAAAACGAGACATGGAAAAAACTATTCTTGGTAATGTAGCTGCAAGTAATGGTACTGCTGGTTCAGCAGCTAGACTACTTGGCTCTATTCAATCATGGCTTGGTACTAACTTTGTAACAATGACAGATGGTGTTGCTCCTGTTAATGCTAACGGCACAGCCGCTAGAACAGAAGGTGCTACTGCTTCTGCATTTACAGAAGATAAACTAAAAGATGTTGTTAAATCATGTTTTGAAAATGGTGGTAACCCAACTCTATTAGTTGTACCGCCAACACAAAAGCAAGTAGTATCTACTTTTGCAGGTATTGCAGCACAGCGTTATGAAGCTCCTGCTGCTAAAGCAACTACTATTATTGGTGCTGCTGATGTTTACTTATCAGACTTCGGTACTTTATCTGTTGTACCTGACAGATTTATGACTGCTGATACAACTCCAGATGCAGAGCAAGCATTAGTGCTTGACCCAACAATGGCATCTGTTGCTACACTACGACCATTTGAGTCAAATCTATTGGCTAAAACTGGTGACAGTGAGAAGCATCAAATGCTTGTTGAGTACACTCTACAAGTATCTAACGAGAAAGCACATGGTATCGTTGCTGACTTGGCAGTTTAATTTAGGTTAAACATTATATTGCCCCTTCGGGGGCAGTATTATTATTGAGAATAAAATGAGAAAATTCAAAGAACATAATACAGATGATGGCAAGATTGTAGAGACCAATCAAGATGTAACTGACATCATTGAAAAGAATAAACAAGAATACAATAACAGCTCAACAAAATGGGGTGAGGATGTCTTTGATAACAAGATAGCTTCTATACCTTTAACTGTTATTGATAAGTTAAACCAACAAGGAATAATGAGAGGGTTTCATGTATTAGACCAAAAGAAATTCTTTGCATGGTTAAACGACCCAGACAATAGATTTTTTAGAACAAAACAGGGCAGAATCTAAATGGCATTTTTTACAGATTACACAACGCTACAAGCGACTATAGCTGATTATTTAGCTCGTTCTGATTTAACAACCCAGATACCAGAGTTCATAAGATTAGCAGAAGATAGACTTGTCAGAGACTTACGCATTAGACAAATGCTTAAAGTTGCTACGGCAAATACAACAGCAGGTGATGCAACAGTATCTTTACCTTCTGATTTTATTGCTATGAAAGATTTGCATTTACAAGGCAACCCACCACAAACAATTAAATTTTTATCTACAAGTAATTTCTTTAGAAATGCACATACCGCAGAATCTGGATTACCTAGTAGATATACACTGCTCGGTGCAGAGTTTCAATTTGCTCCTATCCCTGATAGTGTTTACACGCTACAAATGGTTTACTTTTATAAACCAGAATATTTAAGCGGCACTAATTCATCTAACCTTTGGTTGGCAGATACACCTGATTTATTACTTTACGCTGCATTAGGTGAAGCAGAACCCTATTTGATGAATGACGAAAGACTTAACACATGGGCAAGTATGTATGATAGAGGAATAATGGCTCTACGCAAAAGTGATGACGAATCTGAATACCCTGCTCAACCACTTACTATTACTAACTCAACGAGGTAAATTATTATGGCTGAAATGTCGGATTATTTAGAAGTAGCACTTCTAAACGCAACACTTAACGGAACTGCATTTACAGCAGTAAACAACCCTTATGTATCATTACACACAGCAGACCCAACAGATGCAGGAACTGGTACAGAAGTTTCTGGCGGTGCTTATGCTAGAACTACTGCTTCTTTTGCTACAGCTTCAGGAACATCAGGTTTAGTTGCTACAGATTCAGATGTTACTTTTCCAACTTGCACAGCATCATGGGGAACTGTAGGATGGATTGGTTTATGGGATTCTGCTAGTGGTGGTAATATGTTATATCACACAGCATTAGATACTTCTAAAACTATTGATACAGGTGATATATTTAAAATCACTACTGGTAACCTAACTGTAGAATTAGCGTAAGGATAAAATATGGCTCTTATCGTAAAAGATAGAGTAAAAGAAACCACAACGACAACAGGTACAGGCACAGTCACATTAGCTGGAGCAAGTGCAGGTTTTCAATCTTTTGCTGCTATAGGTGATTACAATACAACTTACTATGCTATTACAAGTGATGGTAACAGCTACGAAGTAGGTTTAGGTACTTATACAGCTTCAGGTACAACTTTGTCTAGGGACACTGTATTAGAATCTAGCAATAGTGGTAGCAAAATTACTTTAGCTGGTACAAGTGAAGTATTCTGTACTTACCCTGCTGAAAAGGCTGTAGTTCAAGATAGCAATAACACAGGTATAGCACCACAGCTAGGTGCAACTAATGGTGTGTTTATAAATAATTCAATTATAGGAACTAACTACACAGTCCCTACAGGTTACAATGCAATGTCAGTATCTCCTGTAACTTTATCTAGTGGAGTATCAGTCACAGTTCCTGCTTCTAGCAGATGGGTGGTTATATAATGTCAAGTACAATAAATGCAGATACAACTAATGGTGTTGTAGTTACATCAGATACAAGTGGTGAGATAAAGCTACAATCAGCAGGGGCAGATATTGCTACAGTTAATTCTACTGGTTTAGCAATGGCTAGTGGTAAGACTTTAACAGGTGATGCCATTTTTAAAGGTAAAATACTGCAAGTTATTTCTGGAGAAAAAGGTTCATCTTTTACTGGTACTTCTGTAGTTGACAATGGTGGATATTTTTTAGATGTAACTGGTTATTCTGCTACGATTACACCTTCGTCAACTAGTAGTAGAATATTGGTTATGGTACACGCTTATATCGGTCAAACTATGGTGGCAAGTGGGTATCAATCAAGTTTAAGAATAAAACAAGGGACTCGTTATCCATTTTTAGGAACTTCTGAAGGAAGTAGACCTGTAACTTCAGCAAGAGTAAATAATTATGTTGGTAATACACACGCAATGATGAATATTTCAGGGTCATGGATAGACAGTCCTTCCTCAACATCAGCACTAACTTACCAAGTACAATTAGGTGGTTATAGTGGTGCTCCTATAGTTTATCTAAATAGGTCAGAAGCCTTTCAAGCGGCTGCTAATAATTACGATACGATACCACTTTCTACTATTACTTTAATGGAGATAGCAGGATGATTGATTTAACAAAAGCTATTATTTCGTTATATCCAGAAGCTAAATGGAGTTTAGATGGAAATGATTATGCTGGATTACAGTGGTTATCTGAAAATATAACAAAACCAACAGAAGAAGAACTTACTCAAGAGCATGAAAGATTAGAAACAGAAGTAACGGCTAACGCTTACAAACAACAAAGAGCTGAAGAATATCCGCCTTATGCAGATTACCTAGATGGTATTGTAAAAGGCGATAATGTACAAGTACAAAAATATATAGATGATTGTTTAGCAGTTAAAGTTAAATATCCAAAAACATTAGAGGAAACAGAATGAGCATAACTCTTAACGGCATAGGTTTTGTAGAAAACAGCACAACGCTAGATACAAACTACACACTAGCAGATAATCGTAATGCTATGACAGCAGGTGCTATTACTGTAGCTGATGGTGTTACAATAACAGTAGGTGATGGTTCTACATGGACAGTAGTGTAATATGAGTACAGTAAAAAGCAAAAAACTACAGCTAGGCACAGATGCTAGAGCAACTAATAACTTTACTATCTATCAACCAGCAACACCAGATGGCACATTAAGAGTTGGTCAAGGTAATGCAGATAATCCTACAGAAGTAGCAAAAATTACATCAGCAGGAATTTTTAGTTCTGGACATATTTTGCAAGTAGTGAATAAAGTAATATCAACACAAGGTTCACAAACAATAGGGACAACAGATACACAAATTGGTACTGGTACAGACTTTGACATATCTATTACTCCTAAAGGTAATGGAAGTAAATTTATTGTTACTGCTAGATGGTTTGGAGAGACGGAAGTTGCTTGGGATGTAGTTTTTAATATACACAAAGATGGGGTTAGAATAAATACTGGTGGGTCAACTAGTAATAGACTTGGATTATCAATGGCAACACAGACATATGTGGTGGATAATAATTCTACAACACCTGAAATTATGCACATACAAACTGTAGACAGTACAGCAAGTACAGTTGATACACCTATCACTTATACTCTAGTTGCTGCTGCTAGTGGCAGTAGAACCATGTGGACTAATAGAACTTTTGTTGGTGTAGAATACGGAATATCAGAGCTCATAGTTATGGAGATAGCAGCATAATGTATAAAAAAATAATGGATATGAATGGCAATGATTATGCGTATGGTGTTGTTAGAACATCTGATAATGAGTTTGTACCATTTGACCCTTCCCTTCCTGATTATCAAGTATATTTACAATGGGTAGCTGAAGGCAATACAACTGGTGAAGCAGACTTGCCACCAATATATGTGGAGACTGACTAATGACTATTAGTATAAAGCCTACCTCAACAGAAACAATTATTCAACAAAATGGCACTGATTCTTTAGTATTTGATAATAATGGAAAT